TTTTCGCCTTCCGGACCAACTCCAAACAAATCCATGTAGTCGTTCACTTCAAGCTCCATATGTGCATTTTCCTTTCTGGATTTTTTCGCTGTTCCTGCGATCATGTCTTCCGACATGCTCCCATATTGGGGATGGGGCGACTGTCCCGGCCTGTCTGCGCCGCCGGGCCGCGCGTGCTGGGTTTACTTCCCGCTGGAGCGCAGGTCGTTGCCCTTCTTCACGGTGCTCTTGCCCTTGGTGCTCTTGGGAGGCATCGGAGCCTTCACCATCTGAGCGCCGCTGTTGGAGATGCTTCCGGCATAACCGTTTTTCATGGTCCATCCTCCTTTCTTGGTTTTCCCTGCTTCGTCCGCCGCCCGGCGCCCCTTCCGTCCGGTTTCCTCCGCAGTCCGGGGCGATCCCCGGTTCTTATGTTCTGCGCATCACTGCGCCTGTCCTCGATTTTGTGCCGCCGCCTGGGCGTCTCTCTGGGCGTCTTCTTTCGCCTGCTGGATGACGGCCTGGGCCTGCATCATCTGCTGCTGCTGTTGTGCTGCCGCCTGCATGGCTGCTTGCTGGGCCTGCTGTGCTTTGAGACGTTCTTCCAGGTAGCTCTTTGTCTCGCTGGCGCCGGGATAGTGAAGCATTTCCATCTTGCTCCAGAAGAGAATCAGGGTCTCAATGGCGGCCGGATCTCCAAACGCTCCGGTCTGGAGGTTCATGCGGGTCTCCTGCCACATGGCCTCCCGGTTGCTGGCCAGCGGCGCGCTGGTGTCGCAGCCGAACAGGAAGTTATCGTTCCAGTACCAGCCGCCGGCGTCATCCTGCTCCAGAAAATCGTATTTGTTGAAAGTTTCATAGAGCGGATTTCCGTTCATGTCCCGGCTGACAATGGGACGGGGCTCGTCCGCATAAGCCAGCTTGAACTTGAACATGGCTTCAAACAGCGCCGCATAGGCGGCATTCTTCATGACCCGTTTGCTCTCCAGGCGGCCGGCAGACTGGGCGGCCGCAAACTCTTTGGCTTTTCCGCTGGTGGCCGTGGTGTCTTTTCTCCCCTGGAAAGAATCCGTGATCCCGATTTCCTGCCGGGCTTCTTCGTAGACCTGGCTCAGGTATGCCATGTCGTACTGAATATCTCCCTGCATGTTGTACACGTCGATCATGGCTTTATTGGCCGCGTTGCCGGGCCGGATGATCTTCATGTCCTCGGAGTCCACGCGGATAGAGGCATCATCCGGCAGGGTGATGTAGCTTCCGGACTTGGTGAGTTTTTCGATGATCTTTGCTTCGATCCGGTTGGTGGTGTTCTGCTGACTCTCGATCTTGTCCAGGTCAGAATCACCCAGGAACTTTCCAAAGACACTCACGTTCTTCTGGAGGATGACCGGGAAGATATTGGGCTTGTAGTAGGGGACTTTAGTGGGCACCTGCTGCTCCATGACCTTCGGCAACCCCAACTCGTCTACTTCCGTCTCCGAAACCACCGGCTCCGAATGTACCCCCGGAATCACACTTCCGTCTGATTTCTGAATGTCGAACCAGACTTCCTGATAGTCTTCCTCTCCGTCCTCCCACTCTGTGGATCCGCAGTACGGGCAGACGGCGCGGCCGCCGCCAGGCGGAAGAGGTCTCTTTTCCGTCTCTCCCTGGGCATCCGGTCCGGACAGCTCGTCCATGGCAGCGTCGTGCTCTGTGGGCATTACATCCATGCCCGGCAGCAGTCCATTCTCCATGACTTTCTCTTCTACCGGGTTTGCTTCCATAGGCTCCACGGCGCCGCAGACCTTGCAGCGGCGCAGCCGCCGCGCCTGATAGTCCTCCAGGTCCTCCAGCTCGGTATCGTTCACCCAGCTGTAAAGGCCAATACCGCCGGAGGCGTTTCGGTAAAATACAATGACCTGTGTAACCATGTCCTGGGCAGCCGTCTCTCCGTCCGAGCTTTTCACGTCCGGATCCGACTCCGTCTCCCGGCTGACATCCACGCCGTACCGGCGGTAGATGTACTCCTTGGTCTGGGGGATTAACAGGAAGATATAATCCATGTCCTTGATCCCGGTGTACACGCCGTCCTGGGGGATGACCTGCTTGGGATGCAGGGCAGAGATGGTGAGTTCTCCGATGGTGGTGTGGGTCCTCTCGGTGTTGTCCCACTCCAGCAGGAACGCTCCGCCGCCCTGGATGGGGATGGTGCGCTCCATCATGTCGTTGATCTCTTCAAAATTCATGCGGTCCAGCTCGTCCCGGAGCATGTCTTCGATGATCTTTGCCAGCTTTTCATCCTGCTGGCGCCGGGGCGTGACTTTAGGCTGGGGAATGGAGCTGTTGACCTGGGCTTCAATCAGCTCAGCCGAAATATTCCGGACGTGCGGAGTCTCTTTCACTCGCTCAAAATGCACCATAGGGCGGATATTGGGGTCTCCGCTGTATTGGCGCTCCCGCTTGTCCATGCGGCTGATCTCGGCGTCGTATTGGGCTTTGTTCCGGTCCAGGCGCTCCTGCCACATGCGCAGCTTCTGATAATTCATATTGCATCCTCCTATTGTTTGGGCTCTCCCCACTTCCGGCGCAGCATCTCCCGCTCCTCCGGGCTGGCCCTGCAGTAGTCCTCCCACATGGACTCTGTCCACTGCACGGTGCTTTCCTCCGCCGCCGTGGCGGTATATCTCTGCTGTGGCCGGATCCCGTGGGCGATGGCCAGCGCCATGACGCAGTCATCATGGGCCCCCTCTTCCGCCTCCGGCCGGTATTCCTCGTTTCGTACAAAGGTCAGCATCTCTTCCAGAGTGTCTTCGTCGTTGATGGTGCTGACATCGTCCCGCACTACGCGAATCAGCTCGGAGAGGATGACCGGCCGCGTCTTGGGCCCGGTGAGAAATCCGTATGAATGCTTGACCTTGTGGGTGTAGTCGTCCACACTCTCCCGGACGTACTGCCTTGGGTACCGCCGCCGCTCCAGCTCCATGACCGGATATGTGGAAAAGTTAGTCTCCACGCCCACCAGCGCCGTGTTATAGTACCGGCCCATGCAGTAGATCTGCTGGGCATACAGGTCTTCGTCAAATTGGTGGCGCAGCGTGCAGACCTGCTCTCCAGTGCGGTTGTCCAGGACCTGCCCCACAAAGCAGTCGCTGCCGTTGCCAGCAGTGTCTCCGCCCAGCACATAGGGCACGCCGGGCTCCGGGGCTTTATAGATCCGGATGAATCCGTCCGGGTCGTCTATCCAGCGAATATTGCTGATGGTGATGCCGTCATCGTCATACTCGAACCGGCCTGTCTTGACCTTACGGCCGCTGCTTTGCAGCTCTATGAGCCGCCGCGTCACCGCCTTGGCGTTGAACACGCTTTTCCCGGTGACGCCCCACATGCCCAAACAGTAGACGGTGTAGTAATACTCGTCTGTCTCCCGGAAGCTCTCCAGCGTCCGGATGGCCTCTTCGTCCAGGAAGCGGTTATCTTTGTAGGTGGATTCATGCACCCGGGCTCTGGGGTCTTTCCGGTCAAAGAACCGGCGCTTCAACCAGTGCATGATGCTGATGGGGTTGAAGGTAATGATGATCTGCTTGTAATACTTGGTCTTGCCCCGCAGGCGGATGTCCAGCTGGTTGAAGTCTCCTTCCAGCAGCTCGCTGGCTTCCTCGATCCAGATCCCGGTGATGTTGTAGATGGATTTCAGCTTTTCCACATCGTCCAGGCCTGCAAACAGGATTTCCGATCCGTTGGCAAAGGATATCACCATGTCACTTTTGTTGATCTTGTACCCGCTGTCCGGGTAATACTCCGCCACCTGGCTGCAGAGCTGTTTGAAGCAGCTTTCCCGCAGCGTCCGCGCTACTTTACGACATACCAACCAGCGGTGCCCTGGCTCGCTGGTGCATCTCTCCAGCACCTTGCGGCCGGCGAAAATGCTCTTTCCGCTGCCGCCGCCGCCTTTGAGCACCAGGTACCGGTGCTGATCTTCAAACAGCGGCAGGAATGTTTCGTTGTTGGTCTCTGCAAGCTGGATGTACCAGGCAGCCAGGGAAGCGAATTCGTCAGCTTTCCGGGCTGTCTCCGCCGCTTTCATCGGCATCGGCATCACCTCCGCCGCCGTCCCGGAACATCTCCGCCGCCTGGCGGCACAGCTGCAGCTTTTCTGCAAGGGACATGCTCCGGACGTTCATGTCCTTTCGGGTCTTCTCTCCCAGCTCCACTTCCTGCTTATTCTTCCAGCCGTAGTTGTTCTGGAGGTTGAAGATGATCCCCTGGACGCCTTTTTCCCGGATGGTCAGCTGCTCTTCCAGGTAGGCCTCCACCTGGGCCTTTGTGCGCTCCACCACCGGCGACATGTCCGGATCCTCCGCGTAGTTGGCCCAGGTGCGCTTCTCGATCTTCAGATACAGGCACAGCGCGCTGATGCTGGGCGGCCGGATAAATTCCCGGTACGTGATGGGGTCTCCGGCATCGTTGCAGATCTCTTCCCCGAACTGATCCACGGCTTTTTGCGTGAAAGATATACTGTTGAAGTACTCCTTTACGGCTTTCTCCAGGCTCTTCCTGGTGTACTTTTTCGGTCTTCCTGCCGGCATTTCCGGTCCCCTCCTTTCCGGCGCTATCAATGTTCGCGCGCACACGCAGGCGCGCACGCTCGCTTGTCGGGTGAAATAATTTGCTGGTATCAGCATTGCACAAAAAACAGGCCTGTGAGTCTCAACCGTAACGCGCAAAAAAGCTGGGCGCAGATCCTCTCCGCACCCAGCTCTCAGATCCCATCCGGGAATCCCTCGTAATACCGTTTTACCGCCCTGTACAGCGTCGCCTTGGAAACAAAGTGCTTCATGCAGATGGCTGTTGCCGTGGTGTCCGTGGTGACGAATTCAAACAGGGCCTCCGCATACTCTCCTCCGGCGGCCGCACACAGCTGCCGGATCTTCTTCTGTTTTCCCGGCGTCAGGTGCTCATACCGGCGGGACGTGAAATAAACATAGCCCTGCCGGTTGTAGTCTGCCTTGACGCCGCGCTTGTAGTGATACATCCGCCTCCCCTCCCCTCATGTTCCGGGAAAGGCTTCCCGCACCAGCCCTCCGCGCATCTGGAACTCCACCACATGAAACCTGCCCCAGGGGTGGATGTACACCACGCGCCCTCGCATGGGCATCTCCATCTGCTTCCCCTTCTGGCCATCTCCGACAATCGTCTTCGGAGTCCTTGTCACTTTCTCTCCGATCTCCATTTGTGTCCCCTCCTCACCATTTTTTTGGAATTGCGCATGGCAAACCCGCCGCCGGCGGCTTACCTGCAGCTGTCCTTCGCATCTCGATGTGTATGTAATCCCCGTGATTGATGCCGTTTCGCATGAAGTCGGCGTCGGTCAGGAGATAGCCCTGGAACACTTCCTCGAAATACTCATGCTGCCGGTGCTGCTCGATGGCCTCTTCCATCTCCCGCACCTGGTCCATGGTGATCCCCCGGTCTACCACCTGGGGGACCGGCTGCTCCAGGTTCTTGCTGCAATTCCAGCGCTTGTAAAACTCCCGATCCTTGACGATGTAGTGCGCCAGGCCCGTGACGCCGTCCGGGCCGAATTGCAGGCGCTTGCTGTTGGCATAGCCTTTTCCCCACAACTCCTCCAGGAGATCCCGGTCCACGCCGCCGGAGAGAATCAGGTGATGATGCACTCTCCCGGACTTCTTCCCGCTTTCCGTGCAGGAGACGTATTTGAGCGCCGGAAGCCCCAGCTTCTTGCGCAGGCGCTTGACACGCCGGATGAAGTTGTACAGATCCCGCTGGGCCTGCTCCGGAGAATCCGGGGGCGTGGTATAGGTCAGGTGCAGGGCAATGTCGTTGTGGGTAAAATTCTTGTGGACCAGTCTGGTGATCCGCCTCTCCGCGTTCTTCTGGTTGAGCCGCTGCTGGATCTTGCTGGTGGGCTTGCACTTCTTCCGGCGCTTCCCCGCAGGCTGGAATACGGGATAGATGTCCGCGTCCATGTAATCTCCGCAGACATAGATTGTCTGGCGAATGAAGTATCTTCCCCGGTACATCCTGCCCCTCCTTCCTGTGGTCGTTAAGTTAAGATTGGTTACAAGCCCGAAATCACGCGCGCGCGTGATATGTAATAGGTGTATGGAATTCTCCAACCTGCCCGCCGCCGCGGTGGGCAGGTTGCAGCCCTCCAGTTATTCCCCGGCCAGTGCAAAGGACGTGCACCACGCCGGCTTCTCCATGTCCTCCAGAATGGACCGCTTCCCCTTTGTGAAAACCTGCGTCACGCGCCCCTGGTACTTCCCAGGGGCCGTGCATTGCAGGGCGTTCCGTTTGTCTGCCCACTCGATCTCCGCGCAGTTGTGGCACCGTGCGCAGCTCTCAACCTCATTCACCGGCAGCTCACTCCTTTCTCCATGTCCGTTACGGACTTCACCTTGACTTCTCCGAACTGCTCCAGGGCCATGGCTACGGCCTCCTTGGTGGCCAGCTTGTCCCCTTTCGTCCATTCAACGTCCAGTACGATCCGAGTCGTCATCCCGCAGCCCTCCTCTCGCTCCCCGCGGGGATCCCGGTCATCCTTCCGGACCGGGATCCTCCTGTTTGTACTTCATGGCCTCCAGCACGGCGTCGATCTGGACGTGAGATGCAAGCTCCACTTTCCGGCACGGGCCGGCGTGGTAGTAGGATGTCAGGACGGCGCCGTCCTGCAGCTGGGCAACAAACACCACGCCGTCCGCGTTCTGCTCCAGGATCTTGCGCACCGTGTCTTCCAGCCACGCCGCCAGCTCCTGATTATCAAACTCCATCTCGATCCCGTTATTCGACGATCCGCCAGTCATCGGCCAGCATGTCCGCCTGGGAAGCCAGCCATCCCAGCTGCACGCCGGAGTTTCCGACAAACGCGAGAGCGTGGTTCCCAATAGCTGCATGTTCTGCGTTGATGACCGAGGACTCCGCATTGACATAGCTAATCCGGGCGGCCAGCTCGACATACTGTCCTTTTCCGTTCCAACCGGCGCGCTGGATCTTCTTACCCATCTTGGCTGCCTCGATAGCCAGTCCAAAATTCATACTGTCCGTGGGGCGGTATGCCGCCTCAAACACGTCCTTGGGGCTCCAGCTTTCGTACCCGTCCGGGTACCGGACACGGTAGCCCAGTTCACAGGTCTCAGCGCGTTTGATAAAAGCGCCCTCCTCAGAAGTAATGTCCCGGTCAGTCTCAACGATCATAGTTTTGGTCCCGTCGCTGAACCGATGTGCCGGCTCCGCCTGGATGATCTTTGTTCCGATGTACTGTCTCATAATTGTTCCTCCTGATCTTGATTGATATAAAAACCGTTTCCGGCTTCATTACTGATTGTCTTTCCCGTCTGCATACTCCCAGGCAATGCCCCGGTACAGCGTCCCGGTGCGGCAGGCATAGCTGATCCGGGAGATCTGCCCGCCGGTCTGCAGTGCGGCATCTGAAACAGACGGGTACACCGTCCGCCGCCCGAACTGGTCCAGAGCGGCCACCTCCCTGGCCCTGGTCTTTCTGTTCATCATTTCTGGACATCTCCTCCCATGAAAAGAAAATTTCCGATTGCGTTGTATCGGCTCCGGCATTTCCGGTTGTCACAGCGGTAAAGCACACCAGGAACCCCCGTGCCCTCCAGGTCCATTGTTCTGCCCAGGATCCGCTTGGATGGGTCCCGGCAGCTCTCGCAATCCGGCAGTTCCAGATTCCCCAGATCTATGATCTCCGCCATACAGCCGCTCCTCTCAGTCCTTTTCCAGGTCCATGAATTCCTGCTTTCTGCTCTCCAGAGGATCCAGCTCGTCCCGGGCATATGGGAGAACACCCATCTGCTGTAAATGCCGCATCACCGTATAGCGGTTCACACCCAGAAATTCTCCCAAAATTGTTTGGGTATATCCTTCCCGAAAGCGATCCGCGACCCATTGCCACTGCTTTTCCGTAAAAGGAAGGTTCGAGTGTTTAGGTACCGGCATTTCCGCCTCCACTGTCCGTGCAATCAGCCGGCACAAACTGATTGCAAGCTATGTGGGATTGCGACGGTTCAAATTCGCGTTTATCCCCTCCGCTTCCCCTCCATTTGCTATTGGCATAGGGCCGGACATCGCACTTGCCCCGCCTGGTCCCCGGGATCCGCTGGAAGTGTCCGCAGGCTCCGCACATCTTTCCTTCGCACTTGGGAATGATCCAAACTCTTCCCACGCGGTCTGCCTCCACAAGCTCCCGGAGGCGGTCCAATGAAATATCTCGTACTACTCTTAACTTCACAGCCGACTCCGTCCGCAAAGTCATCCCTTGTCTGTATGCGTCTGCAATCCGCTCAACCTCCTGGGGATCCAGCCCCGTGTCTTCGTAGTCAGCAAGCCGCTCCAGAACGCCTTTGATGTCGTTGTAGTTGTACGGACGCAGCGGCACTCCGATCCCGACTGTTCCGTCATTGTTTCTTTCCGTCAACCGCTCCACGCTTCCCCCTCCTCGTTACTCAAATAGATCTGGTCTCCCCCCTGTTTGCTATTGGCATAGGGCCGAACTTCACAATTCCCTCCGGAAGTGCTCGCAAACTCCGCAGATCTTTTCCTCTAACTTGGGGATGATCCAGCATCTGCCCTCCCGGTCAGCTTCAACCAACTTCCGGATTCGATCCTCCTGGAGTTCCCGGATGGCTTCCAATTTCTCCGCCTCAACATAAGTTTCCTGGAAAATATCCGGCTTACACGGGTAAAACTCTCCATGCACTCCTTTGATGATGAAATCCCCCTCCGTGGCATGGTGAACGCCTTCCAGCGTTCTGATCCTCACGTCCACCGCCGCCGGACCTTTTCCGACTTCCCGAGCATCGTACTGGATGTCGTACTCCAGGCTGCTGCCCACAAAATTTTTCAGCTCCTGCAGGTTTTCCCCTGTCCACTGAACCGCTTCCACCGTGACCGGTTTCTTCGTGTATCTCTTCATGTTCAGTCCTCCGTTCCGTCTCCAATGGCCAGATGCCCGCCTTGGTAAAGTTGATACAGCGTTCTACCCTGCCGGTCAGTAAGATAAGGGAGGAAAACTTCCTCCATCTCCACCTGCCCGGCCTCGATAATGGCCATCTGCGCCATGATCCAGTCTCGGACGTTTCTCCATGCGGTCCGCTCCGCCTGCCCGGTCGATGCTTTTACCTTCTGGCGGGCAAACACAGCCCGGACGCCTTCCACATTGGCCGGGAGGCAAAAGCCCCTCGGCCCCGCCGGCGTCTCAATGCCGAACACGATGCCGGTGGGCTGCCCAGCCCCATCATAGACCACCATAATCTTCCGCGCCCCGTGGCTGGCAAGGGCGCCTTGGATCTCTCCCAGGCTCTTATATACTTCCACCGTGGTAGTGTAGTTCTTGATTGCCATGTTAGGCCTCCGTTTCGTCGCTCAGGTATATCTCCGGGCCGTCCCCGCCGGTAAAAACTCTTGCAGAGACTCCAAGCACTCGGAGATCTCCGGTCTTGAAAAACTGATAGAAAGCATCTCCGCTTCTGACGATTTGATAATATGCTTGTGCGTTCAGGAAGATCTTTGCAGGGCACTTCCCGCCGTGCCTACTGCGGTACTCTATAATCATCTCCCCCAGGATCCCCGGCGTGGCGCTTCCGGATGTCTGCTCTTCCGCAAAGATTTCTTTGCACAACTCAGGCGGGTACGTTGACGGAACCATGTTCCTATTCTGCAGCCACATAGTCAGTCTCCTTTCACAGCTTGTTTACGCTCGTGACATTGCTTTTGTGTTGAGATCTGGTGAACTCTCTGCGCATTAAGTCTCCGGCCTGGTATGCTTTAAGCTCCTCCTGCACCATTTCCAGCATGGACCGAAACTCTTTTTCTCCATATCGCTCCCGTACAAGATTTTTCCATAGTTCAAACTCATAGTGCCTAATTTGCTGATCGCATGCCTTCCGAACAGTTTTCAGTTCAGTAATCTTCACCTGCAGCTTCGTGATTTCCATGGATAGAACCTTGCGTCTGCCCTCTTTCTTCCGCCTTGCGGCAGGCGGAAGAGCCTTGATGTGGGTGAGCTCGCAGTTGATCTCGTTGATACGTTGACCGATTTTCGAGATGTCCGCATCCAGTTTTCCGTTATCATACGGAAACTCCCGCTTGCAGTACGGGCATGTCATTTGCAGGCTCATTTTTCTTTGGCCTCCTCTTTGCTGATCCGCTCAAACTCGATCACCCATACCCAGGGATTAGCCTCCCATCCGTAGATTTTGCGGTCCTCTTTTTTCATCGTGCTATCCCACACTTTCCAGAACGGAATAAGATGGCAAAACGTGATATACCCTTCTCTGTTCGTGCAAGGCTTTTCCCTGCATCCCTCTCTTTCCCATTGGCAGCGGCATCCTCCCGCTTCATATTGCGGCCGGACTCCTTCCCGCAATACATCTTCTTTTTCCATCCATCCCAGCTGTTCCACTCGCACGGTTGTTACCCGCAGGAAGATCCGCGCTGCTTCCCTGGGCATGTGGATAGAAGGCCTCCATTTTCTCAAGACTCTTTCCGGCGCCTTTATCGGCCCAGCTTTGTAGTAGTACACTCCAGGCGGATAAAAATGCCCGTCAGGAGTAGCCGCAATCCTGTTCCATGTCTCCCGAACATACAGGACATCTCCCGCCATGTACGGCGGCTGATAGACCCGGTCCTCTCCCGCCGCCGCGAAGCACCCCGGGTAGCAGGAATCCGCCCCCATCCTCCGCAGCTCTCCTGCCGGCTGGGGCTTGACCGGCCGTCTGGTGACGGACTTCCTCCCCTCCAGGATGGCCCGCACCATCTCCGTGTTGAATAAAATGGGTTTCATTGTTTCGCCTCGCTTCCTTCTTCCAGTCCTTCTCCTGCAATCACCCGAAACATGGCCCGCCGCCGTTTTGCCTCCCGCTCGCTGGCCGCGGCAATTTGTTCCAGGTACTTCTTCGGCGGCCGGTACTTCTCGCACTCCCCGCGGTACTGGCTCCTTTTCCGGATAAAATCCCCGTCATAGTGCTTGCACTCGTCGCAGCAGTAACACACATCCTCGGCGTTCTGGATCTCTCCAGGCGTGAAATACCAGGATTCCAGCTCCGCATTGTACAAGCAATGATTGCATTTGCATCCGTAGCAGCTCACTTATACCTCGCTGGTTCCTTCCACGCCCCGGTGCTCTCTTCCGTCAGTGCGCTTGCGCAGCCACATCAGTGCTTCCTCGATCTTGGTTATGGCCACAGCGTTTTCCCGGCACCGGAACTTGGATTTCTGGAATCCGCTCAGCCTCTCCAGCACGATGTTGAGAAGATCTTCATTGTGGATCCCGTTCACGCCGCACTCCCGGATGGGCCCCTCCTGGAAGTTGATCTCGCACAGCAGCTTCCCGTCCTCCTGGGCTTCAATAGCAAAATGATTGGGCGCGTTGTAGGTGTACTCCTCCTCCACCAGGACGCGCGTGTGCTTCGATGTCAGAAGGTCTCGTTTCAGCTCCTTCATACGATTCTCTTTCCTTTCCCGCAATTTGCATGCAACTTGTTCCGGTATCTCCAGGCCTGAACGGTAAAGCGGCTGCATCCCAGCCTCCCGGCGATCTCCGCATCATTCATTCCCTGCTCATAGAAAACCATGGCGGCATCCCAGTCCGGACGGGCCCGGGTTTTCCTCGCCGGCACATCCCCTTCCGGCTTGTAGTGCTTGCACTTATTCGGAGGCACTGCCAGCCGGGTGTGTCCCGTCATGGAGGCGTAATCGCACTTATACAGCAGGCCGGGTCTGGTCCGGTAAACGCATGTCGCGCACTTATCTTTTTTCTGTCTCACGCAGCGCCACCATCCGATCCCTGACCAGCTTATCGACTACTCTGCCTGTGTCCGTCTTTCCCATGTCTGCCAGGTGTTGGAGGTTCCATGCGGTCTGCGCCGTGACCAGCACGCTGATCCGGCGCATGTTTCTCCGCTTCATGTGACACATCCCTTTCTTATCCTTATTCTTAATTCTCCGCCGCCTTTTCAGTTGTACACACAGTGATCGCACTTGCATCCATAGCAGCTCATGTTTACAGCAAAAAGTCCTTCCAGTTCACCTGGACTGCATGGAGTGGCAGCACCGACTCAAACATCCGATCCAGCTCCTCCGTCCGAACCTGCTCCATGGACCCTCCATAGTCCTTGCCGTATGCCACGGACCAGGCCCAGCCCTCCTCCGTCATGGACAGCCCCGCCAGGTGCCCCACGGCCTTGGTGTCCAGACCCAGCTCAGAGAGCTGATACCCGGGGATCACGATAGCGTCCGGCACCTCGAAGGAGATCCGGACGCCGCTCTCGGCATCCCCGGGCTCAAAAAACGTGGAGTTCTCCAAACGGTTCTGGGCATCCCGCTTCCCGCAGAGGGTAGTTCCCGGGAACAGGCTGGACCCCCAGTAAAAGAACGTCAGGCCCGTCAGGG